TCTCATATGGACTCTCATCTACTGAAAATCCAGTCAATGGTGGTGATGCTGAATGGTCATATGAATAAAATTCTGATATTGCATGAGGTGTTGAACCATCTGGTTTTGATGTTGAGTTTGTATTGATACCTGTAGTTGATTGTGTAGTAAGTGATACATTTGAAAGAGATACACCCATTTCGGTTGCAATATCACCTAAACTTAATTGTCCTGATGCTGTTAGTGCCATTATCCAATCTTATTTTTTAGTTCATCAATTTGTTTTTGTTGTTCTTTGATAGTTTCAATAAGAAGTGGTATCAATTTTTCATATCTAACCGCTTTCATTCCACTATCTCTTGTTTGAACTGCTTGTGGTAGAACTAATTCTACTTCTTGTGCAATAACCCCAACATCATTTCCTACATTACCATGTACTTCTGTATCTTCAATCCAATCAAATTCTACACCACTTAATTTTTGTAGTTTTTCTAATGGCGATTCAATTGGGTTTATATTTGTTTTCCATCTTTTATCGGATGATGAGTAGGCTACAATATCATTTGATGCATCTATTCTACCATCAGTTGCGTTGGGTGTTACGCCTACACCTAGTGAACCTCCAGCCATAACAAGGTCACCCACTAATGCTAACTCCGAACCATCAAATGTTAGGTTTGCTTCTGCATTTCCGGCGGATGTACCTGTTGATGTAATAACATAATTATTAGTTTCATTTGTTACAGAAAATAATCCTGTTAAACCAGTACCATCTCCCGTAAAACTTCCTGTGAATGAACCTGTTACGATTGCAGAATTACCATTAACTACAATCGCTTCATCATTATAAGTTCCTATCTTAACTGTATCATCTGAAAATACTTCAAAGATTGGAATACCTGATATATCATTTACTGAGAATAAAGAACCTGATAATTCATCTGTTACTGAGAATAAAGTACCAAACCCACCTTCAATAGTAAATACAGTAGTATCTCCAACAGAACCTGACCTATATATTTCTACTGAACCCGTTACTCCTAAATCCCCTACACTTAACGAATTTAAAATTGCATCACTACCCGATGTGATGACTTTTTTCCAATTTGGCATATATCTCTCCTATTATGGTTGGTAATGACACATCGTCACCCACTTCCGTTTGTTGGCCTATAATAGCTATTTAATATAAATATAAGAATTTTATTATTAAAGTAAAAAATCCCCATAAGGGGACTTTTAGTTATAACACACTATGCGTTAGTTATATTTTTTTGAATTTTTACTGCAGTTTCAAATACTAATTGAACATCATTGCCTTTAAAAGTTGATTCTGATATTAACTGTAATAAGAACTCTAGTTCCTCTTTTGAAAATACTTCGATGTCACTTTTTTTTATTTTGTTTAAGTTGCTGTAATGATGCCATAACGGTTTTTAATTTTTTTAACATTTTGATTATGCATAGATGTAAATTTCTTCAGAATCTGTTTTAATATGAATAGTACCCACACCTTGAAATGTTGGTGCAGATGATGGTGCAGATGTGGATGATTCAATATTACCTAATTTAGAAGTTGGTGTACCACCTGTAGTTACATTATGTGCTAATTGTGATTTATATCCAAATGTTGCACCATCACCATCAGAATCATCACAGAAAATAGAGTGACCTGCTTGAGCAGTTCCGTTTCCAGTACCACCAAATATAATTCCACTATCACCAGAGGTTGAACCTGAGTTTAATAGAATAAATTGGTCTTCTACATTTAAGTTAGTTACTTGTAATTCTGTTTTCGTACCTGTAATTGTTAAGTTACCTGGTATGGTAATCGTATCACTAGAATCACCGATAGTTGCCGAACCTCCTAATGACGCGTTTAATGCTGTTTTAACATTTGCGGTATCAGTTACATCGGCACTTGCTTCAATAGCATCTAATTTAGTTTTATCTCCGTTTGCAAATGCCCCTTCTGATGGTTTAACTTGTAGTGTTGATATTGTAACCCCTTTTACACCCGCTAAATCGGTCATTTCAGAATCCATCAATGCACCAGCAGCAGTAACGTTTGTAGCATCAGTAACATCTGCAGATGCTTCGATTCCATCTAATTTATCAAACATTGCTTTTGTCATTACACCTGCAACATCTGTTGATGCAGCTCCTATTGCAACATTATCACCATCAGATGAGTTTATCGTAACATCTGTTTGTGATGTGGTTTTGGTTAAGTTTGTGGAAACATTTGTTTCCTTTGCCGTATTGTTTGCAACATCGGATGCTATTGAAGAACTTACAGAAGTAAACGAACCAGAAATTGATGTTGCGGTTAATACTTTGATTAGTGCTAATGCAGAAACTTCAGAATCCATTAGTGCTCCAGCAGAAGTTACATTTGCAGTATCTGTTACATCTGCATTTGCCTCTATCCCATCTAATTTATCGTGATGAGTAGTACTCATTACACCAGCGATAGTATCAGATGCTTCTGCTATAACTACGTTAGTTCCATCGGATGAATTAATTGTTATCTGCGATGCTGCTGTTGTTGCGCTTAGGTTAGTACTTACGTTTGTTACTTTTGCAGTGTTAGCATCTATTTCAGCTAACAAAGTGTCGGCTAGTTTGTCTTCGGTAATTTGGTCATCACCTATGTAGGCTGTTTGTATTGGAGTTCCTTGCCAAACACCTGTACTAATAGTTCCAACTGAAGTAATGTTAGAGCCATCAGCGATAAGTCCATTGGTTAAAGATATATCGTTAGCATTGGCAGTTATACCAGTTCCACCAACAACATTTAAAGTTGCATCGCCAGTAGTAGCTCCACCAGTTAAACCATCACCAGCAACAACACTTGAAATATCACCAGAACCTGCACCAGCACCGATATCGGAAAGAACTTCTGCACCTGTTCTAAAATCTACATTCCCACTAGCATCTAATACCAAAAATTTATCTGTGTCTGTACCTGCGTTAGAAACACCACTCAGGGCTAATGCAGATAACTCTGCCGATGAACCCGATACTATTACTTTTTTCCATCCTGCCATTTTTTGACCTCTTTAAATTTTTTTATTCTATATTATACTAATAAATATTAACTTTTATAAATAAACGAAAAAATTACTTCCACTTATTGATATTGCACCAGATTCACCACTTGGTAGTGCAGCTGATTCTTTTATTATGAACGTTCCCTCTGAATTTACCTTTACCTTATCACTTCCATTAATTTTTACCAAAAACATATTGGTTGATGGTGTATCATTTTCAATTAATGAAAGAGATGATGTTAATGCTCCAGTTAATTCAACCGAACCTGTTATTTGAGCGTTCGTTGTTACAATTGATTCAATAGAATCAGAACCATTATTTTTTTTAAAAAATAACTTACCATCAAATGTATTTACAGACAATTCACCCAATGTTAAGTCACCAATACTTGGTACTTTAGATTGAACACTGCTTCTTTTTAATTTTATTTCACTAGATGCCACTATTATTCCTCAATTATTAATTAAAAACTACCACCATCGATTGAATCAAATGATATCGAACCAGATACTGATAGTGAACCTGATATTTGTACTATTGAATTTAATTCATCCAGGTGTACTATGCTTGAGGTTACGGTATTTGCACTACCTACCCATATTTTACCATGTGGTAAGTTTGGTACATCATTTGACCTACCCGAGCCATATATATAACCTGACCCATTTGAACTGTGAACTTTGGTAACAATACCTAAATTTTGGATTAGGTTATCTGAACCCGTTGGTCTTATATTAGTGTAACCACCATTTGACCCTACATATAACACATCCCCTGCTTCAAATAGAGAAGTATTAACTCCATTGATAAATCCAGATAGTAATGCAGTTCCCTCGGCCCCATCTACTAATGTTTCGTTTAGAATAAAGGTAGCCGGCATTGAATTTACCGCAGAAGCAGATGCAGGAACAACGGTAGATGAATTACCCAAACTACCAGTTGCGTGAACTGGTGTTCCTTTTATAAGAGTTACTCCAGATATGTTTTTTACATTTGCTAATACACTAGGGCGTGTAAATGAAAGATTACCATCACCATCTGTTATTAAAGAATCCCCAGCATCCCCATCAGTTGTTGGGTAGGTTAAGTCGTTTGTAGTAAATGAACCACTAATGTTTAATGAACCTGATAGTTGTAGAGATGATGTGGTTGCGTATATTACCCCACCATCAATTCGTGTAAATACCCCACCGCCATCAGTACCTGCTGGCCCTTGTATTCCTTGAGAACCAGTTTCACCTTGAACCCCTCTGTCACCCTTTGGGCCCAGAGTTTTTACTTCAACTATAGATGTTATGGGTTGCGTAACTTCAACATTAGATGCTACATTAGTATCTATAACCTCAATTTTATTATTCGAGTTAGTTACGGTTACTTTATTATCGGCATTTGTTATATTTACTTTCTTAGATGCCATTTTATCGCGTTACCTCTTTAGATAAGTTTACCTTACCTTCTAGCAATCTAACCACATATTCAGAATTACCACTACCAGAGTAGATTTCCAAATCATAATGTGCAGTTGTAAAATCTAATGCGGATGAAGTTACTGCTGAAACATATATTCCTATTGAGCCCGATGATAGTGGTGTACTTCCGTTTGAACCACTAAAGTTTAAGCCTGTATTATCTGATTGTAAGGTACTTGATAGCGTTAAATACACATCAGATGACCCAACCGTTGGTCTTACTTGCATTCTTCCATTATATGACGTTAAATCAATAGGAGTGTCATTAGAATCTTTGTATTGTATTTCAAATTCCAATGTTGACCCTTGTTCTATTGTAAATGAATATTTTCCTGCTGACATAGTTACCTTTGATTAGTGTTTACAATAAATATATACATTTTAATATTCTGTTAATAATCTTAAAATATCATTTAGAGATTCATGTCTATGGTTATCCTTTAATACAACATCATACACCCATTTTGAACCTTTTAATTTAGGAACTTCATGTATTGCTGAATCATTTCTGAATTTTAAATCAATTTGTTGTGGGTCACCACATAATATCATAGTAGAGCCTTTACCGACACGACCTAACACCATAAGAAGTTGTTGTTTAGTTAGATTTTGAAACTCATCTACTATAACTATGGAATTATCAAATGTTCTTCCTCTAAAGTGTGTTAATGATACTAATTCTATTTGCTCATCTACCATCATTTTATCTAAAATAGCTGGTTTGTTATAAACTTTTCTCATATTAGATTTAATTGGTACTAACCAAGGCTCCATCTTTTCATCTAATGAGCCAGGCAGAAACCCATTGTCCTCATTTGATACAGTTGGTCTTGTTATAACTATTTTATTAACTTGTCTTTTAAAAAACATATCCAATCCAACTTGACACGCTAATAAAGTTTTACCACTACCAGCTTGTCCTATGATAAAATTAAACGGATGATTGAGTATTTCTGCTTTTGATGTTTTTTGTTCATCTGATAGTGAAATTGTAAATTTAATGTTTCCTTTGGGTGGTTTTCTTTCTACGTTCTCTGGCATATGCAATCCTATATTAAATAACCTTTAGTATAAATATCAAGTCATTTTTTATTACAACATTTAAGGCATAAAAAAAGGGGAACATTTCTGCT